ACATTCTGCAATAGTTTGTTGTCTAATATATTCATCTCTTATTTCTTGTGCTGTTGGTTGAGGATAAACACTTTGCCATCTATCTATAACAAATGTTCCACTAGCTGATGTTAAATCATAACTAGCTTCAGGAACTAATGCTTTCATTACTGTATTAATACCCCAAGAAAAACCATTTTCATTTGTATAAGATTTAATAGTTTCTTCTATTGATAGTTTTCTAATTATCATTTGAATTGTTTTCCTGTTATCCAAGTTACTAATGAATTACGTTCACCTTTGGTTACTGGCATAACTTCGTGTAATACATAAGAAGGAAATATAATTAATGTTCCTTGTGTTTTATCCATTATATTAGCTTCATCATCATCTCCATCATAAAGTTTAAGTTCTCCACCTTCATATTCTTCAGGATTTGTAAGTTGAATAGATATAGATAGTTTTCTTACTGGTATATTTAATGCTCTATCAACGTGCTTACCATATTTGCCAGATGGTGCTTCATAATTAGTAAATTGGAATCCTTCATTTAATCCAAACAAATCAAACTTAAAAAATCTTTCGTTAAGATTTAATGTAATATCTGTTACTCTGCGAAATACCCAATCCATTTTATCAATGGGATATAACCAAGATATTTTTGAATCTCTTACATCAGATTCTCCACTTGTTTTTCCTTTAATTAAACCTTTGTCTTTTGCTATATTAATGATTGTTTGACATTCTTCTTTTGAAAATGCGTTCTTCCAAAATGCGAAAAGATTAACTTGATCTAGTTCAAAATTCCAAGATGAATTTTCAAATTTAGGTTCTTTGGTTATTTCTGACATATGCCTTCCTTACTTTTTTTAAAAGATTATACTTCTAGTATATCCCAAGTCAATATTGATTCATTCCAAGTATATGTATTATCATCTTGTGGCATAGTAACTGGTGCAGTCCAAAGACAAGTAGATTCATTTAATATCCAAGATTCAAATGGTTTCTTAGGAATAAAAGCATCTCTATCTTCATCATAAGTATAACCTATTCCTGCATGATTTTTTCTTAAAGGTGTTCCATTATTATTATGAACTCCACCATGAGTATTGTAAGATGTTTGTTTCCATACTGGATAACCAGTTAATTTTGTTAAAAAATCTATACCAATAACTTCTTGTTCAATTCCATTTGAGTCATGTAAAACTTCATTAACTACTGAAAGAACTTCTATAACTTTATTATTTAATCCTATTTTTGCGAATGATGCCATAATTTTTTCCTATGCTGTATAAGTTCCTGAACCTGTAAATGATAAAATTGTATTACTACCAGATGTTGTAACTGTTGGCGAACCTGTTGAAGTTGATGAATAATTAGCAGTTGGTATGCTTAATATAACAATACCTTTACCACCTGAACCACCAAGTTGAGTTCCTCCTCTTTCAGCACCTCCTCCACCTCCTCCAGTATTAGCTGTTCCTGCAGTTCCAGCTCCAGTAGAACCAGCTCCACCACCTCCAGTTCCACCACTACCTGCTGGTTCAGAATAACCTGATCCACCACCACCACCTGCATAAGTAACTGAAGAACCTGTTATAGAAGAAGCTGATCCATTACCACCATTTCCACCTGCTGAAAATGATCCATTACCACCTACTGCACCTGCTCCACCACCTGCTCCTCCACCAATAGTAGCACCATTACCACTACCACCACCACCATTATTTCCTTGACTTGGTGATGTGCTTGGTGTGTTTCCTGATCCACCAGAACCAGCACTACCACCTGAATTTCCAGTTCCTCCTCCACCTGATCCACCTGATGCACCATTAACACCTGATATAGCATTACCACCACCACCTCCACCTGCACTTGAAATTGTTGTTAAACCAGAACCAGAAATAGATGATGCACTTCCATTATTTCCTGCTGCTGCTGCAGATGGTGATGTACCTCCGTCTCCAACTGTTACTGTAATTACTGTACCACCATTAACTGATTGTGTTGATGTTCTATAACCTCCTGCACCACCGCCCCCTCCATGATAAAAACCTCCACCTCCTCCACCACCACCACCAACTACTAAGAAATCTACTGAATAAACTATTGGGTCTATTGATTGAGTTCCATAATTTGAAGCAGAAGAAGAAACCCAACCTTGTGTAGAATCTACATAAACTAAAGTTACAGCTTCTCTATTTGTTGTTAATTTTTTATTTGCACTACCACCTTCAATTTTATTTGAATTAGCACCTAATGTAATATTGTTTGTAGCAAAAGTTCCTGCATAATCTACTATTTGAACATAATCTCCAACGGAAGGAGAAGCAGGAAGTGTTACTGTAAATGCAGATGAAGTTGTGTTGCAAGGATAACCTCTACCAGCAACAGCAGTAAAACCAGTTGTTTGAACTGATTGCCAAGATGTTCCTGAAGATATAGTTGTAAATGAAAGAACTCCTGAACCATTAGTAATAAGTGCTTGTCCACTTGTTCCGTCAGCAGAAGGTAATGTGTAAGTTAAGTCAGCAGATAAAGAAGCAGGTGCTTTTAATCCAACGTAGTTAGTTCCATTAGCTGTTGTTTCTCTAAAACGAATTTCTTTTTGATTATCAATAATTAAGTTTACTGTTGATGTTGTAACTGTATCTGAAAGAGTTAAAACTGTTCCTGTTGCAGATGTAGATAGACCAGTTACTGAAACCGAAGAATCTAACCAATCAACTGTATTAGCTGTATAGTTAATTGTTGCTAAAGATATTGAATCTGTTCCGTCATAAAATTTTAAAGTAGGAGAAGTTGCGTTTGTAGTATCTAACCAAATCTGACCAGCGACAGCACCAGTTGGTAAAGACGTTCCTGAGTGTGATGTTTGAATTGCTGATAGTGCGTTATTAATATCTGTTCTTACTGCTGGGAATGTCGCATTAGCGATATTCATGTCATGTTGTGCCATCTATCTAATATCCTTTAGCCATGTAATCAAATGTTTTACTAATTCCCGTACCACCACTATTTTTGAAAGCTACATTAAATCCAGTTGTAGATTTAGATGTTAATAAATAGTAATCACCAGTAGCCATTCCTTGTGCTGTAATACCAACTGCATAATTAGCAGAATAGAATGGTAAAGTAAAGGTAACTGAGTATGTGCCTGTTCCTGAGGTAATATCATTCCCACTAAATATTCTATCTGGCATATCAACTGTAACTGATAATGCTGTTACAACTGGTGTAGAAACTCCGTCTAAAGAAGTTAAATATAATTTGAATTTATAATATCTAGCTGTGTAATCTCCTATTACAAAATTTCTAAATGATGAATAAGTTATATTGTCATTAGATAATGCAATCTCTAAATGAGCATTAGTATATGCTGGTGCATCTCCGTCAAATGTTCCTGTTGCACTATCAAATAAAGAAAACCCTCTACCACTATCAAATAACTCTGAACTATTTTCTGCATATTGAGTTATTGATGCTGTTACTCTTGATGTAAATACTTTACCTAAGTCAATAGGTGCTGAAAATTCATATATTCCATCACTAGCTAAACTAGTAAGTCTTAATTCTCCACTAGATAAAGTTAAATTAGTTTTAGTTCCTGTAAATGAAGTGGATTCTGTTTGTGTTGTTATAGCATTAAAATTTCCAACTGATAATAAATTAGTAGCTATGATTGCTTCATTAGCTGATAAATTTCCACTCTTATCAACTGCTTTAATTAAATAAGAACCTACTCTAGCAGGTACAGCAATACTAGTAGCTGGTCTTGCAACTTTTTCAACTAATGAAACAGAATTAATCCAAGTAGCACCAGTTGTTAAAGTAGAATATCTAATTTGATAATATGCCAAATCTAAGTCAGGAATTTGATTCCAATTTAAGTGAGCATCTTGACCAACTATATTACAAGTAAAATCTTCAACATCACTTGGTAAAGCTGTTCCGCCAATAATTAATCTTGATGCAGAGGTATATGTTGATGACGCACCAAGTGTATTAAATGCTTTAACTCTAACATTATATGTTTTGTCATCTATTACATTTAATATTCTTTGATTTAATCCCTTTCCTTGACCAGCTATAAGGTAATCAGTATCTGTGCTTAGTTTATATTCAACTTGATAGTAGTCAACAAAAGAATCTGGTGATGCACCAATGGTTACGTCTAAAGCAGTTATAACAACTCCATCTGAGTATTGAATTAATTGATCGCTTAAAGTAACTGAAGCTGGTGCGGATACATTGTTTGGGTTTGGTAATGTTGTATCAGCTATTGTTGGTGCTTGTGCTTTGCTAGACCACGTGTAAAAATTATCTTGATGTTCAACTAATTGAAGTCCAACTGTGCTATCTGAATTAATAGCAAGTCCCATAACTCTAAATGGTTTTGCACTAAAGCCACCAGTTACATAAGTTAGATTAACAATATCTCCAATAGATAAATTAATTGCTTCTGAAGTACATTTTACTTCTACTCCTAAAGCATCTCTTGAACGTCTTAATATAATTTCGCAAAGTTCTTCAGCTTGATATGGATTAGTAATATGTTTAAAATCAAATCTACCTTCTAATAATATTGAATTGTCTGCTGATAACATTGTAGCAAATTGATCTCCACTAGGTAAACCAGAATCATCAGAAGGTGGGAAAGATACTGAATCATTTTGCCAGTCTTTATTTGGATTGCAAAATGTTCCTATAACTCTATTATATTTAGAGTTTTTCTTTTCTCCTAAAATTTTAATACCACCAATAATATTATCTGAAGTTAATGTTAATACTGAAGAACCAGAATCTTCTATAATTAATTTGTATGTTCCTTGAGTATAAGTAAATATTGCTCTCATTGGAGTTAATAATTCTCTTACATTATCTATAACTTTTTGAGATGAATCTAATACTGCATGAGTTTCAAATAAATTAATTGTTGAACCACTTGTGTATGGAGTTACTTGTGTTTCGCAAGTAGTTGCTGAATTTTTAAAAGAATCATAATTTGTTTCAAATGCTGAAGTTGATAAACCTTTTCCATATCTAGAATTTCTTAAATAATCTAAAAGAACTAATGATGAGTTTGCAGAATAAGTCCAAGTAGATGATGTAGATTCTCGTTGTGAACCAGAGCCACCTTTAGTAGAATCTGCTCTTGGGTCATAAATTTTTTTACCTTTAAGAGTTACTTTAACATCAGGTATTCCATTAAAAGCATCTTGATTCCAAGTAAATTTAAAAGCAATATAAGCAACACCTGATAGTTTATAATTAGAATCCCAATTTGTACTTTCATCTAATAGTGATGATGCTGATTGATCGTCTTTACCAAAAAAACATTGTGCTGATATTAAACTAGCTCCATCTTTGTAAAAATTAGTATCTGAACTATTTACTGTTATAGTTGCACCATCGGTTAATGAACCTGACCATGTTACTAATTTGTCATCTATTAAAATTTCTTCAATAGATTGTATTCCATTATCTCCACCTTCGCAAAGAACTCCAGCAACATAAAGATATGTATTATTAGTTCCTGAGCTTTCAACAAATATTCTTGTTATTCCTACTTGTCTTTTCCCATATACAACTGGTATTTGTGCATCATTAGAATCTTTATTAACTAAGACACCTTGTGCAGACTCAAAATTTGATGAAGGATTTGATGTTACTTTTGGTTTTGTTGGTTGTAACCAAGAAATAGCAGTAGATACTATTGATGTGACTGCTGAAAATATCTTTGTAACTGATTTAAATATACTACCCATTTAATCTACCACCTAAATTCCAACTTGGTTTAGTTAGTCTCATTTGATGCTTAACAATTTTATCTTCTTTAACTCTTATCCATTTAATTGGTTTGTCTATTCCATATAGATTAGTAAAATGATCTTTAGTCCAAGACATAATTTCTTTTAAGTTTCTTTTAGCTAATGTTTCAATATGCCAAAGGTTTGTTCCACAATTCCATTCACTTGCTTTTAATGTTCCAGTTTTCATAAATTTATGTTCTACGATATCGTTTATTAATGCCCAGTTTGTATATCCAATAATCTCATCTTTATCTCTGTGGATTTGATATTGTCCAAGATTGAATGAAGGAAGTATGTGATTAGCAATTTGTGCATAAGTATATTTATTGTATTTTTCAAAATGTCTATATACCGAAACAATTCGGTAGAAATCATTCATGCTCTACCCCATTTAATTTCTTTAACTGATTGAGATGCGTAATCAAAACCTTTGTCAGTAGAGAAGTATAGTTTTTGCGAATTAGTATTTGTTTTTCTTCCAGCTATCTTATCAAAGTCAGACCAATGAGATGCTATTGATACAGTTACTTCTGATACAGTATCGCTTTCATCAATGTTAAAATTATCTATTCTTCCATCAAATAACAAAAATGGGTCAGATATTAATGTTTGGCTATCGTCTAAAAATCCTCTGTAAACATAAGCACGTTTATTCATGTAATCATTATTAAGAAATAATGAAATGATTGTTTGATCTGCACCTGAAAACTTAACTATTAAATCTGTTACTGATACTTCTGAACTTTCACTTGCGTCTGACACACCAAGAACTAGAGATGAAGCTGTGTATGTATTTCCATTAAATGTTATATTTTTATAATGATCTGTATAATAATAACCAGAACTTACACCGATATATATTAGTTCAACTGGATTTAATTTATTTGTAGCTAATTCTGTTGTAAGACTTCCACTTAATGATCTTGTCATTACAGAACCTCAATAAGATCAACTTCGTATTGGAATAAGTTTTCAGTTCCTATATTAAACTCTTGAACATCAGATATAAGACCAACTGTAAAATCAACATTAGAATAAATTAATACTGTACCAGTTGTTAATGATGATCTTAATGGTGGTTCAATAGTCATTGTTCCTACACCAGAACCATTAGAAGAAACATCTGTTATAACCATGTACACTTTATTTTGACCAGTAAATCTTATAAAATCTCCAGCTTTAAATATTGCTGATTGTGATGCTGTCATTCCAGTTAAATTAATTGATGTTACACCAGCAGCATGACTACCAGTCGTTGTAATAGTTGTTGATGCTGAACCTTGTAATGTAGAAACTGTTGGAATTACATAATTGAATGATTCTATTTGTGATCTTTGTTTCATTATGAAAGCTATAATAGGTGCAAACTCTGATCTACTCATTACTGGAAATGTAACTTTAATTGCAAATAATTGACCATCTATTTGTCTTGCTTGTCTTCTACCAGAAGTTGTTGTTGAAACAATAGTATTCTGTTGTGAGTTTATAGATATTGAACTGGCTTTTGGACTGCTAGGAAATGTTCCACTCATACTAAATTAGATTTACCTCTTGCGTTAAGAGCTTGATTAACTAAGTTAGTAATTGTTGCTCTGTTATTTATTAATAATTCTTGTACACCTTTAACATCTGTTGCATTAATATTAAAGTTTAAAACTGTTCCACTACCACCTATTTTTTCATTTGGTACAATCATGCCATCAGTCTTAGGCATAAATATTTCTCTACCTCTTTCACCAACTGTTATTGGTACACCAGCTTTAACTCTACCACCTTCTGCAAATCCAAATAAAGAAGCAACACTAGCTATAGTGCTTATTGTTCCCATAAGACCACTACCACCATTATTACCACCAGTATCCCCACCAGAAAAAGCACTCATGGCTGCTAATGATGATTGATAACCTATTTGTTGTGCTAGTAAGCTATTTTGTTTTGCTAAATTACTTGTTCTGCTTTCTTCAAAAACTTGTCTCATTTTCTCAATAGCTAATATTGCTATTCTTAATAATTGTTCCTCAACTAATTTACTAATGATATTAATTAAAATCTTTTGTGCTATTTCTTTTAAAGCATCACCAAGTTTTTTACCAAGAACTATAGACTCTGCTATTGCAACAGAAACGTCTCTAACTGCTTTTACAGTTCCTTTTGCTATTGTAAGATTTATTTCTTCCCATTGTGTTTTAAAAGTATCTAATGCAATTTGTAATTGTGATTTAACTTCTTGAAGCATTGTATTTGCAACTGGAACTACTGGCTCATTAGGTGCTATAATTTTTTTACCACCCATTCCTATAGCTTCTTCATAACCTTTTTTAGCTTTCTTATAAGCTTCTACACCTTGACCAATTTTATCTGCTACAAAACCAATACCACTTCCAATAGCACCAAGAAATCTAGCCAAGTCTGAATTTTTTATAAGATCAATTAAGTCTTTAAGTATAATAAATGTTTGTGCTAATACTTTGTTTAATCCAGCATCTCCTAATGAAGCTATTAGTTTTTCTCCTGCATTTTTTACATCATCAAAAGTTGTTGATAAATTTTGAGCATTAGCAGCTTCTGTACCACCAAATGTTTTTCCTAATCCCTCTCTTAATAAACCTAATACATATCTAGTACCAGAAACACTTTTTAAAAATTCTTCTACTCCGTCTTTGCTTAAACCAAATTGTTCTCTTAATATTTTAAATACTGGAACACCTTCATTTTCTAATCTTCTAAATTGTAATATACCCATTCCACCTTCAGTTCCTTTAGTGAATAAAAGAATTAAAGCATTTAATGTTTCTAATGGTTGTTGAGTAGCTGCTGCTGTATTAGTGAATGTTTTTAATAGTTCTTCAGTTGGATTTATACCTGATCTATAAAGAGATATAAAAGCATTAGATAAATCTTTAATATTAAATCTAGATGTTTCTGAAAACTTATTTAGAAAATCAAATGCTCTACCACCTTGCTCTACTGAACCAGTAACTTGGTTCAATGCAACTTTCATATCTTGGAAAGATGAAAGAATATCAAATGTCTTTCTAATTACATCTGCTGTAATGTATGTTTTTAATGCATTTTGAAATGTGAATAAACTATTGCTACTGTCTTTTAGAGAACCTTGTAGATCATTAAATGCCTTCTTAGTATTATCAACTGCGTCTATTCTTATTTTGATGTTCTGATCTTGCATTATATAATTTCTCTTTATCTGCCTTCACAGTAAAATAAGCTATCCAATAGTGAAATTCATCTTGAGTCATCAAGAGAACTTCTCCCATACTTTTTTTTAATTCGTGACCCAGAGCAAGTATAGAGTATAACTCTGAATCAAATCTTACTTTTTTTCGGCTTCCTCGTAAGAAACACCATTCAACATTTCTGTTGAGACTCTAGCTATAACATTTGCATCAGCATTATTCAATAATACTTGTTTGTCATCTAGCTTAAATATTTTATTACCATCAGCATCTTTAGCTTTTAAAACGATTGCATCTACTAATACTCCTAGATCATCATTCTTAGCACCTTTAAAAAGGTTTCTTTTTTCTGCTAATGTAAATGGTGTACAATATACTATTAAAGGTTTGCCTTCCTCGCCCCACTCAGCAACCTCAATCTTTTTAACTCCTAAAGATTCAAATTGTGCCTTCACTCTATCTATTACGTTCATGTTCTTCCTTTTTTAATTAATTAATTAACTTGCACTTGCTAATGTTAAAGCACCATTTCCAGTAAAAGAAATAGTAGATTCAACTAAGCCATCAAAAGACGCACTTACAGATTTAGCTGTTACGATAGCTGTTCCTGAAAAGTATTTGTCTCCAGTTGATGCACCTTCTGGGTAAACTTTAATTGTTATT